CGCCGGCATCGTCGTTCCCTGCTTGATCACGTTCGGGAAGATCCGTCCGACAACGATCGCGACGACCGCGGGGCTCGCGACGAGCGCGGCGCGGAGGGTCTCGCCGAAGGTCGCCATCAGCGCTTCCTCCGTGCCGACTGGCGCGCGTACCGCGCCGCGGTGCTCTCGATCTGCTGGCGCGCGATGCTCTTGAACCCGCCGATGAGGTTCTGCGTGTTCTGGTCGAAGGCGGGGCGGATGTACGGATGCGCCGCGCTGTGCGCCGTCCCGAACTCCACGAGGTGCCAGTAGTACCGGGGGTTCAGCCGGCCCCCGTCCGCGCCGCCCCACGTCCCGACCTTGCCCGCCACGGTCTTCTTGATCCTGATCCCCACCTCGGAGAGCGTGTCCGCCATCGAGGCGCGGCGCGCGCTGGCGCGCCGGACGGGAGTGAGATCGAGCGCGTCGGCCAGCTCGCCCGTGCGCTTCGGGACGAGCGTCTTCATGTCCACGAGAACCTGCCGCATCGGGTCGCGGAGAGCCTGCGCGATGATGCGGGGCGCCGCCTTGTCCATCTCGACGAGGCTCCGCTCGAGCTCGCGGAGCCCCTCGACCCTCATCGTGACGGAGCCGCCGGGCATCACGCCTCGAACTTCACGGCCTTCAGCTTCACGTTCGCGAGGCTGCCGGCGCCACCGAGCGCGCAGGTAACCTTGGTCGTCGTCCCGTAGACGGTCGTCGGGAACGGGCCGATGAGCACCGTCTTCAGCGTAGGCACCTCGACGACCTTGTCCGGGGCGGCCTGCCCATCGACGGTCTGCGTCACGTCGAGGGTGCAGTTGCAGGACGACGCCTCGGGGTTGTAGACCGCGAGCCACACCTTCCCGTTGTTCGCGAAGTTGTCGCCGTCCGTCGCGGTCGGCGAGGCGCCGTTCGTGAGGTCGACGGCGGCGCGGCCGTTGATGAGGGTGGCGGCGGCGAGGGTTCCGGCGGGCATGGGCACTACCTCCGTTCAAGGGTTCACGGCGAGGACTACGGCGTGGCCTCCACAATCTGGTCGGTCACGAGAAGCATGTCGGAGGCGCGGCCGCTCGGGCGGACCACGCTCTTGATGTCGAAGACCTGGGTGTCGCCGACGACGACCCGCATCGACGGGAGCACGCCCGCGAGGTAGCGGAGCCGGAAAACCGTGGGGACGCGCCCGTTCCGCTGCGCGCTCGCCCAGACCTCGGAGCCCGGCGTGCGCTCGAGCGAGGCCCAGCGCTCCGCGACGAGGGTCCACGTGGTCGCGGGCTCGCCGGCCGCGTCCTGCGTCGTGGACCGCTGCTCGATGCGGACCCGGGTGTCTAGCTCGCCGGCGCGGATCGCCATGGGTCAGCCCACCCAGTGCAGGCGGTACGGGGCAAGGAGCGCATCGACCGCGAAGTTCAGGGGCGTGACGATCGTGCCGATGACCTCGCTCTCCCGGTGCTCGTACAGGTGCCCGATGAGGAGGAGCATCGCCGCCTTGATCGCCTGCGGCACCGCGGCCGCGTTCCCGTACCCGGCCACGAACCGCACGCGGACGGCGTTGACGCGCTCCGCCTGCGTGTCCGGCCAGGACGCGCCGGGCGCCGGGAGGACCCGGCCCGGATCGCTCGCGTCGTCGACCTGGTACGCGGCGGGCGCGAGCGTCTGCAGGGTGCCGGCCGTGTCGTAGTACGTGATCGAGGTGACCGACGAGAGCCGGCCCTTGCGGAGCTCGACCTCGCCATCCGGGAACTCGTCGAGCACAAGCTCCCAGGTCTGCGTTACGAGCGCGCGCCACGTGTAATCCTCGACGTACTGCCGGGCCGCGGTGATGAGCCGCTCGACGTGCTTGTACTCGTCTGCGGTCTCGACTCGCAGGTGCTCCTCCGCCTCGGAGATCGAGACGGGCTCCTCGGTGGGGGGGGAGACGAGGATGAGGGGCATGATCTGTGGAGTCCGCCGAGCTTCGGAGAGCTCGGCGGACTCCCCTTGGCCTAGCCGGCGTAGTCGGGGTCGAGCACGCGCAGGGTGCCGGCGACGAGGAGCGTCGTGGTCCCCGCCCCCTTCACGGCGGCGATGAGGCCGTAGTACTTCGTGGCGTCGTCGATCTTCGAGGGGTCGATCTCGAGCTCGATGGTCCCCGCCACCGGGCTCGCCTTCTCGGCCGTGGCGCCCGTGACGAACGCGACGCCCGTCCCGTTCGCGTCGGTGGCCTTGCCGAGGCCGACCTGGAGGTCGGTGGGCGCGCCCGAACCGGCCGCGTGCTGGAAGGTGGCGAGGTACTTCCGCCCCTTCTTCAGCGCCGAGCCGAGGATGTAGCCGCCGGTCGCCGGGCCGACGATGCCGGTGTAGCCGACCTCGTCGTTCGCCGTCGAGATCGGGAGGTGGCCCTTCGCCGCGTCGACGAGCGGCGTCTGCTGCTTGAACGTGTTCATGGTCTTCTCCTCTGGGTCAGGGACGCGTGGAACTAGGTGCGCGTCGTGATGGTGACGACGTTGCCGGCGGTCGTCGCGTCGGGGCGGGTGATCGGCGCGGCGAGCTTCGACTTGCACACCGACCGGATGTAGCCGCGGTAGAGCACCACGTCCTTCTTGAACTCCGCGTGGATCGACTCCTCGATCCGCGGGCCGGCCTGCTTCAGGCCGCACCAGAACATCTGCGGCGCCACGAGGGAGAGGTCGCCCTCGGTGCCCGCCGCCGGGAGCCCCTCGATGAAGAACACGGGGCGCCCGAAGAGGCGTCCGAAGGGCGCGTCCGCGACCCCGCCCGGAGGCAGGTAGACGGCCGTGGTCCCGACGACCCACTTCATCATCGTCGCCTCGATCGTCGGGTTCGCGAGCCACACCGCGCCCGCGCGCATCGAGGAGATCATCGCGCCCCAGACCGAGATCACGTCGTCGAGCGAGGGCGGCAGCGTGCCGCCCGCGTTCGTCTCGGTGATCGAGACCTTCGCCGGGGAGTTGAGGAACGCGCTGACCGCCTTCGCGTGGAGCTTCCACGCGAGCTTCTCGTTCAGCTTCGCGAGGATCCAGGCGCCGATGCCGGTGCCGTCCTCGAGCATCTCGCGCGTCACGCGCACGAGCGCGCCCGACTTGCCGAGCCGGAGGTTGATGATCTTGAACGGCGCGTCGTCCTCGACGAGCTCGTCGCCCTCGTTGAGGTCGGCCGCGGCGAGGTTGTCGCTCCACGCCGGATCCTCGTCCGTCGGGATGTCGATCGCGTTGCTCGCCACCGGGATGATGTCGGTGAGCGCGTGGACCATCGTGGGCGGCGCGAGCACCTGCTGCAGCGCCTCCTTCTGCACGGGCAGGAGGAAGCCGCCGCCCGGGCCGGCCGACTCCTTGAAGGCGTCGCCGGTCGCGTTCTGGAGCGCGGCCGCGAACCGCTGGTCGCCGAACGGGAGCGCCGTCACGAGCCGGTCGATCCGCGGGTCGCTCATCGCGAGGAGGCCGGTCGGCTGCGGCGCCGGCGCCGCAGCGGGCCGCGCGCCCTCGGCGCGGCGGGTCGCCGGCGACGACGCCGGGGCGGCCATCCGCGCCTGGAGGGCGGACGCCTTCTGGGTCGCGGCGATCTGCCTGTCCAGCTTCTCCGCCTCGTCGACGACGTTCACGAGCTCGTCGAGCGCCTCGGGCTTGTCGCTCCCCTGGAGCTCCGCGATCTTGGCGAGGAGCTCGTCCCTCTTCTTCTTCATCTGCTCGAGATCCATGGGATCTTTCCTTTCACTCTTCGGTGGACTGCGACCGGGCTGGCCCGGGGTCGCCGAGAGCGCTGGCGCTCCGGCGGAGGTTGACGATTCGGAGGTTCGCGATCCGCTGGCGCAGATCGGCGCTGGCCGCGTTCTTGGGGGACGCGCCACGGCCGCCGATGATGGCGTCGGCGAATCCCTCCTCGACGGCCTGCTCGGCGGTGAGCCAGGTCTCGGCGGCGAGGAGGTCGAGGATCTTCGCGACGGTCTTCCCCGTCTTCCGCGCGTAGAGCCCGGCGAGCTGCCCCGTCTCCTGCCGGATGAGCGCTGCCTGGGCCTCGAGATCCTGGGCGCGGCCGAACTTGCCGCCCTGGATCTCGTGGACCATCATCGAGGTCCCGGGCCCCATCTCGACGCGCGGCGCGCCGTAGATGAGGAACGAGGCCGCGGAGGCCGCCACGCCGTCGACGATCACCTTCACCTTGTGCGTCCGCGAGAACCGGGCGAGCGCGTTGTAGATCGCGCGCGCGTCGTCGTAGCTGCCGCCCGGGCTGTTCACGTACACGGTGACCGGGTCGGTGGTGCCCTCCATCGCGGTGAGCGCCTGCACGACCTCGGCCGCGGTGAATCCCATGTCGCCACCGACCCCGACGTAACCGTACAGGTACAGCTCCGTCTCGGCGCCCGCGCTCGCGAAGTTGTAGAGGGCCCCCGCCGCCGGCCGGCGGCGCTTGGTCTGCTCGTAGCGCTCGCGCGCCAGGGGAGAGATCTTGACGCTCATGCGCTCCTCCGGTCGAAGACGAAGGCGAGCGCCTTCGCGGGGTCGTAGCCGACCTCCACTTGGGCGGCGAGCTCGCCGAGCTGCGCCGCGGAGACGTTCCGGCCGAAGTCTCCGAGGTCCGCCGCGAACAGCGCGCGGAGGTCTTCGCGGGCGCTCTCGGCCGCCTCCGCGGAGACGTCGCGCGCGCGGGCGCGCCAGCGCCGGGCGTGGTTGCCGAGGGCGAGGAGCACGCCGGCGCGCTCGAGCGCCTGCGCCCGCTGCTCGCCGGCGGCGCCGCGCTCGCGCGCCGCGACCACCTCCGCGCGCAGGGCGTCGGCCTCCGCGAGCGCCCGGGCGCGCTCGGCCTCGACCGCCCGCGCGGCGTCGCCGCGGGCGCCATCGAGGTCGCGCGCCGAGGCCGCACGGAGCGCCTCGAGCGCGACGCGTGCCTCGGAGATCTCCACATCGAGGCTGTCGGCGCGGGACCGCTCCGCCGCGAGCGCCGCGTCCTGCTCCGTCGCACGCGCGGCGGCCACCGCCTGCGCCTGGGCGGTGAGCCCCTCCGCGCGCTGCGCCCGCTCGGTCTGGGCCGCGAGCTCGCCCTCCACGCGCGCTACTGCGGCGCGGCCGGCCTCCAGTTCGCGCTCCGACGCGGACCGGAGCGCCGCGAGCTCGCCCTGGGCCGCGGCGAGCGCCGCCTCGAGCTTGGCGGCGCGCGCGTCGGCGGTCGCCTGTGCCTGGGCCGCGCTCCCCTCGGCCCGCAGTGTCCGCTCGGTCTGCGCCGCCACCTCGGCCGTGAGCTCGCCCTCGCGACGCGTCGCGGCGCGGCGAGCCTCGTCCCGCTCCTCGGCGGCCCGCGCCGCCTCCACCCGGAGCCCCTCGGCCGCGGCGCGCAGCGCGTCCGCGTCCGCGAGCGCCGCCGAGCGCTCGGCCTCGGCAGCTTCGGCGCGTGCCCGCTCCGCCTTGACCTCGGCCGCCCGGGCGACGAGGGCCGCGTCGCGCTCCTCCGACTGCCGCCGCGCGACGGAGAGGTCCGCGACCGCGGCGCCCAGCTTCCTCTCGGACTCGTCCAGGAGCCCGCGGAGCTCGGCCACCTTCGCCTTGAAGGCGTCGCGCTCGCCCTCGGCGCCGTCGGCCCGCCGGCGCTGGTGCTCCATCTCCTCGTCGGCGTGGGCGTCGCCAGCAGGGCGCGCGGGCGGGAGCGCCGGCGGCGGCTTCGGCCGCACGGCCTCCTTGAGGAGCATCGTCCCGCTCGTCACGGTCACGAGCGACCCGAGGCCTCCGGGAAGAGCCGAGAGCCCCTCCTCGGCGCGGCCCTCGTCGCGGGTGATGAACCCGTTCTGCAGGTCCATCTGCCGGACGCGGGCGCGGGACTCCGCGTCGCCGCGGGTCGTCCACTTGAGGTTGACCTCGATCTCCGGCCAGGGCGCGCGCTGCGGGAGCAGCTTGAAGCCGAACTCCTGCGCGGTGCGCTTCCCCCACGGCGTGAGCGTGTCGCGGCTGAACTGCTCGTTCAGGGTCGAGAGGTTCGCGCCGTACCCGGTCGCGGCCTCCTTCACCATCAGCTTCACGAGCGGCACGCCGAAGAAGCGAGCGATGTCCTCCGTCTGGAACGCCCGCGGCGCCACGAGCTGCACGCGCTCGGCGTCGGGCGTGAGGTCGTGGAACTCGGCGCCGTCCTCGAGGACGGCCGTCTCACCCGCCTTGTCGATCCCAGCGGTCTTCGCGTTCCAGTCCGCCTTGAGCCGGTCGACGTCCGCCTGCGACTTCAGCCGCCCCTTGAGCTTCAGGTAGCCGCCGAGGTGCGCGCCGTTCGCGAAGTAGACGTTCCCGAACTTCTCCTGCGCCGCGGCCGTCGCCACCGCGATTGAGGCGCGCCCGAGGACCGAGTCGCCGCCGAAGAGGTCGCGCACCGACGGGCCGCGGAGGTGGATGATCTCCGTGTCCGGGAGCTCCCAGGTCGTCCCGTCCTCGAGCGTGTACAGGTAGACGATCCGACCGCCGCCGACGAGCGCCGCGTCGTTCGCCCAGCCCGTCGCCATCCGGTCGGGGTCGAGGATGTCCCAGCCCACCGGGTGGCTCGCGCCGTCCCGCAGGATGAGCCCGTACCCGTTCCCCCGGGTCGCAGCGTGGGTGAGGATCAGCTCCTTCGCCGCGATGGCCGGGAGGTTCCGGTTCGCGCGCAGGTTGAGGATGTAGAAGATCGTCCCGTCGGGCTGGTTCGTCCGTGCGCCGCCCTCACCACGGACGAAGACCTCCCAGTCCGACGCGGCGAGCGGGTCGACGATCGCGCGGATGCAGCCGTACGCGGCCGACACCGAGAGCTGCTCTTCGCGCGTGAGCTTCAGCCCCTCGGGAAGGTAGCGGGTGAGCCCGGGGTAGCCGTAGCGGATGTGCTCCTGCCGCCAGATTCCGCGAACGCGCGCGGTCAGGTTCGTGAGCCAGGTCATACCGAGAGGAGCCCTCGCTCGGAGTACACGCCAGGCGAGAGGTCCGCGACGGAGGCGCGGACCATCGCGTTGATCATCGCGGCGGCCGGGTCGATCTTCTGGTGCTCGTCCTCGCGATCGGGCTTGATCGCGTCCGGCCCGCGCGAGGCGGCGATCAGATTCCCGACCGCCATCGCCATCACCGGCGAGCCGTCGTGCTCGATGCGACCGTCGATGACCGCGGCCTCGAGCTCCTTCATCGGCTCCGAGAGCATCCGGGCGGTCTGCTTCACCTCGACGATCGTGAAGCCCGCCTCGACGAGGGACGCCTCGACCTGCGACGCGCTCCACTCGTCGACGCACACCTCGGCGGTCGACTGGTCGACGCCCTCGCAGTCGTCCTTCACGTCGCGCACGAGGATCGCGTAGTTGACCGTCCGCCCCGGGACGAGCGTCAGCCACTCCTGCTCCTTCCAGAGCTTCGCGTCGGGGAGGTTCTCGAGCGTCGGCGACTTCTCGGGCAGGTACACCCGGCGGCAGAAGACGCGGTACTCGCGCTGCTCGTCCTCGCGCATCCGCGCCGCCACGTAGACCGCCGCGGTGAGGTCGCGCGACTTCGAGAGGTCCACCCCGACGAAGACGGTCCACCCGTCGAGCGCCTCGCGCGTGAACTCGAGCTCGCGCGCGAGGGCGTCCCAGAGACGCCGGTTGAGGAAGGCGCGGCCGCTCGCCTGGTAGCGGTTCAGGTGCTTCACCTCGACCGAGGCGCGCTCCTGCGGGTACTTCCGCGCGCGCTCGATCGCGGACTGCAGGCCGGCCAGCGAGACGGACACGCCAAGGTTCGGGTTCGCCTGACGAAGCGCGGCCTCCGCGTGGAACTCGAGCTCGGGGTCCGCGTCGATGACGACGGCGAACGTCCGCTCGTCGATCGTCTTCCGCGTGAGGATGTCCACCGCCCGGCGGTACAGCGCGTGTCCCGCGTCCTGCGGGTCCATGCTCATGCCCGCCGTCGAGATCTGGACGAAGCGACCGCCGGCGGTCTTGTTGATCGCGGTGGTCAGGTTCGCGACGAGATCGCGGTCGGCGACGTGGACCTCGTCGAGGACGACGCCGCACTCGGGCCGGATGCCCTCGACCGTGTCCGCCTCGCGGCTGATGAACAGGTACTCGCGGGGATCGCTGATGCCGATGATCGAGTGCTGCCGGACCTCGAGGCTGAACTTCGCGCGCACCCTCGGCGCGAGGCGGAGCATCTCCCGCGCGTGGTCGAGGACGATCCGCGCCTGGCGCGCCGCGGTCGCCGCGGAGTAGAGCTTGCCGCCCGTCTTGTTCCGGGCGATGAGCGCCGCGGCGATGGCGGCCGCCATCGGGCTCTTCCCGTTCCCCTTCGCGACCCAGAGCGACAGGACGTTGAACCTGCACTCGCGGGTGACGGAGTC